ACCCATGCTTCGCTAGCACCGTGTAGCTTGACAGGATGCAAGCTAACCAGATCAAGCTTCATAGCAGGATCTTTGAATTCTCGGAGGTACTTCAGTTTAGAAACTTGCTTCTCGACGGGCACAGGCTTGCGGGCCCGCGGGGCTTTCGCTGCCTTCTTGACGTTGACGTAACCGTTGAGGTCTGTGATGACCTGCTCAATGAACTTGATGATGTTTTTGATTTGGGTTTTTGAGTAGTGAGAATAACCCTCAACCAATTGCTTGTCTTTGCCTTTGAGGACTTCTTCAAATTCATCTTGTTTCTTCTTCCAAACTTCAGTCAGCATAGAAATATGCTGGGGTAGAACATTCTTTTTTGCTACTGCGTCAATGGGACGTAGAGAATTCTTTGTGGGCGCTCCCGCGCTGATAAATTCGTCAAGCAGACCTTCAAGGTCGCCCCCTGCTTCACGCGCCTTGTCACGCATGATTTCTTGCACGTTAGGACGATTAGATTCTTTCTTTTCTTCCTTAACCTTAGTGCCACCTGTCAGACTGGTCTTGACTTCGGGCTTGTGAATACTCTTGAGCAGTCGGCTAATCTCATTATGCAGGACACTGTCCTCATGCTCAGTCAATTGTAGACCGCGCATGTTCATACGTGCTAGCCAGCAGAGGGTCAGCATGAATTCTTTTTCGTCAATCTTACGCATGACCTTCGCATCTTGGGGATGTCCAGTCAAATCAAGATATTGAGCCATCATTTCCCGAGCATCTTTGCGCCCATAGAAACGATTGTACCAGTTGAAACCACGAGCCAAGGTAGAGTCTCGGTGATCTTCGGGCTGTGTCGGATATGCAGGTTCAAGACCAAAATACTTAGTATCCGGATCTTTTGGGATCAAGGGACGCACCAAACTGTGGTCTTTGATCTTTGATTTAGCGATCGGGCTATGGGCCGCCTTCTTTTCAATCGGGGGCGGAGCATCAAATGTGATCTTTTCTTTTTCTACTTTGGGTTTACGCAATACCTTACCAGTTACGGGTTTTGCGGTCTTTTTAGTTGCCATTTCTACTCCAAGTTACGCATTTTGAATACATTATATATCATGTTCCATTTATTGTCAAGCGATATCCGATAAATACAATATGCCAAAATTATCCCTCTTTCGTCCTAATAAACAAGATGACTACCGATTCCTTGACAGAACCATATCGGAGATGTTTACGGTCGGCGGCACTGATCTTTACATACATAAGTATTTGGGTCCTGCGAACACTGGTCCATCCAATGACGCTACTCAACCTCAGTATGATACTCCCGATCCAACTAAAATACAAGACCTATTGTTCCTAGAAAACAGAGATAGGACATATGATCAAAGTATCTATAGACTAAGAGGGCATTATAACGTACAGAATTTAGACTTCGACCTCAGCCAGTTCGGTTTATTCTTAAATAATGACATTATTTTTATCACAGTTCATTTCAATGACATGATAGATATTATAGGTCGCAAGTTAATGGTGGGGGATGTTATTGAATTACCTCATTTACTAGATTACAATCCATTGGATGAGAAGCTACCAGTAGCATTAAAAAGATTCTATCAAATCACTGACGCCAACTATGCCAGTGAAGGGTTCAGTCAAACCTGGTTCTATCATCTATGGCGTATCAAGTGCGAACCTCTAGTCAACAGCCAAGAATTCCAAGACGTCCTCAATAAGCCAATCAATGAAGACAACTATCTTGGTAACTATGATCCCGCAAAGGTATATCCACCTGGATATACTATTAGCTACGGTGATGAACTTTGGGAATCAAAGAAAGAGGTGCCGGTTGGTATCAATCCTCCGAACGAAGAATATTGGACGAAGCTTGAAGGTAACAACACACTTGCCGATATTCTTTCTACCTACAACAAGAATATTGCTGTCAATGACGCACAATTAGCAGAAGCCAAGCGTCAACTACCCAAGTCAGGGTACGATACAAGCAATTTGTATGTTGTGCCAACATACGGACCTTTCGAAGAAAACGGTGTTCTTTCATATAAAGAAGGTCAGCCTGCGCCACCGATTAATATAGTTACCAGTTCTAAGGGTGCGCCTGCTACAACTGTCACCGGTAAAATCATTTACATGAAGAACCCGGAGTACAAGAATAGCAGCCCTGTTATTAAGGTATCTAAAGAAAGCATCAAGAGCATTTGGGACATGACAGCGGACTATGACCCTACCGCTGCTCAAATTGATAAATTTATTCAGGTACAACTGCAAGCTTTTGAATTACCGCCCGAAAGAACTAGTACAGGATCAGGACCTGTCGCGGGGCAGGGGGAGAAAATACTTACAGTTCAATCGTTGGGCGTAATAACTGGTCCATACGGTACCGCCGATAATACATACGCAACTGCAGATCAAGATCCGACCCAAACAGGATTCACCGGTACCATTTCTACTGAGATGGACTATCGTGCTGACTGTGATCCTAGATTCCAATATATTGTTAGGTACACACCGCAGTCGTTTGGTTACTTAGCGGGATATTTAACCGGTGATGGTTCAGCACCCAACGGTTTCCCCACTGGTGCAGGTATTTCTTTTCCGCAAAATCCACAAGTAGGAGATTACTTCTTACGCATCGATTACAAACCACAGATTTTGTTTAGGTGGAACGGTCAGATATGGGTTAGAATATCAGAAAACGTTAGAACAGATACAGGATTCACTGCTGAAGATGAATCGTTGCTGTCCGGATTCATCAATAATCAAGGTGAAATTTTCTTGAATAATGCTAACACTTATATTCCTGAGGCTCAGGCGTTGTCTACGATACTAAGAATACAACCGGATCAATAAGGAGTAAACATGGCACAATATTTTTTCGACAATCAAATAAGAAGATTCCTGCTGCAATTTGCTAAGATTTTTAGCAATTGGTATGTTACTAAAGGCAGAGATCCAAATGGCAATGAAATTTTAATGCGTGTTCCTATTATGTATGGGGATAGTAGTCGTCAGGCTAGTACTATCATCGCCAATAATAGCGCAAGTAACTTGCCATCTGCCCCGTTGATGACTTACTATATCAGCGGTCTTGAGTACGATCAAAAAAGAACTCAGAATCCCACTTTTGTTGATAAAATGCAAGTTAGACAACGTGCCTACAACGAAGAAACTGGACAATATGACACTACTCAAGGTCAAGCATTTACAGTAGAACGTTTAATGCCGGTGCCTTATACTCTGCGAATCACCGTAGATTTTTGGACAACAAATTATAATCAAAAATTAGAATTAGCAGAACAATTAGGTGCTCTATTCAACCCGTCATTAGAGATTCAATCTACTGATAACTTCATCGACTGGACCTCATTGACCGTCGTATATCAGGACGGTATTAATTTTAGCTCTAGAACTATACCTCAAGGTACAGGGAATCCCATTGATATCTTATCATGGAAATTCTACATGCCCATATGGATAAGTACCAGTGCCAAACTAAAGAAGATGGGAGTAATTCACAAAATCATTGCTTCAATATTTGATGGTTCTACTATTCAGGACATCCAAAATGATGACTTATTATTAGGTACCAGACAAAAAATTACTCCATGGGGATATAAGGTATTACTTATAGGGAATGTGTTGCAGTTGTTACCGGCTGATCAGCCGTTCTATCCACCTAATTCAGATTTAAACTTGCCGCCACCGCCGAATACATCATTGTATTGGACTGCAGTATTAAATGCATACGGTGCTGTAAAACCCGGAATATCTCAAATATGGTTACAAAATCCATATATGGATACTGAAATCGTAGGTACTATCGTTCCTGATCCGCTAGATGATAGACTATTAATTTATAACATTGATCCGGATACATTACCGCAAAATACATTGGATCCGGTTGACAGCGTAATAAATCCATTAGTTGTGGGTCCTAATGCCGGATTGCCCGGACCATTACCCAACAAACGCTACTTGATTGTAGAAGATATAGGCAGTGAGGGTTCAACCACAACAGCATGGGGTGATTTGGTTGCTAATGCTAACGATATTATTCAATTCAATGCCTCTACTATGAAATGGGAAGTTGCGTTTGATTCGCAGACTGCAACTTATAATCAACAGGTAGAGTTTGTGACTAATCTAACTACAAATGTACAATATCGTTTCTCTGAGGGAGTTTGGATAAAAGCTTGGGAAGGTTGGTACGATCAGGGAGATTATAGTATTGTCATTTAAATATGAACTAGCTATAATAGATTGATGAACGTTTCTGCCGGAATATTTTTCTATAGCCAAAAAACCAAAAGATATTTGTTTTTATTAAGGGCCGACCACAAAAATCCTACTTGGGGAATTCCCGGTGGCAAATTAGAAAATGATGAAACTATTCTTGAAGGTCTTGAAAGAGAATGTCAAGAAGAAATTCAATTCTTCCCCAAGAAAGCAAAACTGATACCATTACAAAAGTTCGTCAACAATACGTTTACATATCATACGTTTTTTTGCCAGATCAAAGATGAGTTTATTCCCAAATTAAATAATGAGCATATAGGATATGCGTGGGTAGATCGCAATCATTATCCTAAACCATTGCATCCGGGGTTATTTAGTACGGTAAATTTTGATATCGTACAAGAGAAATTAAGATCATTGACTGAAAAATAAGAAAGGGGCCTAAGCCCCTTTCTTAACCAATACCTAAAAGTTTTCCTATTGTCGGGAAACCCAAAGCACCTATAGCAACACCTGCCCCCATCATCATCCATCTCCATTTTTCAATGTGAGATATTTTTGCTGATAGTTTATCATGCGCTTCTTTATTCAGATTCTCCATATCCTTTATCATTGAAATAGTATGATCTGTATTAGATTTCATTTCATCCTTAACGAATTTCATGTCGTCTTTTATCTCATCCACTTTTTCTTCAATGTTTTTCATTTGGATATGTAGAACTGCTATTTCTGTCTCAGTCCTCACCATGGCAGATGTCGCATCATATGTGCGCCTTCCGAATGGTTGTTCTGAGGTTGCTGGAGCTGACATGATTCATCCTTTATGAGTTGCTGATAGTAACGATCGGATATGGTTGACCGTTCGCTACGTTAGCATCAGCAGCAGCATTGAATGAGCCGTATGC